TAGACTACAGGCTATCGCAGCCAAGATGTCTTTAAAGGCTACATGGATGGCCAATGTTGATAAAAGTGACAGGGCAAAGAAGAATATTTACTATACCGCAGCAGAATCAATTAATGATTTGGTATCAGCATTAAAATACATTATGCGCTAACCTGCTATACTTATATAAACAAGGGATGATAATGACTAAAAACTTACTACAACAAATAATGATTAGAGAAGTTGAAACACCAGAACAGATAGATGCAAAAGAGTTAGTTAAGGTTATTGAGCAGGGATATCTTGTAGGTAGAGATCCTGAGCATAAACAGAAAAAGACTTTTGGTCCATCTACAATTGCATACGGTCATGGCGAATGTCCAAGATATTGGTATCTTGCTTTTGAGGGTGCTGTTTTTGAAGATAATTCAGATGCATATGCTGTAGCAAATATGACTAATGGTACTCTTTCTCACGGTAGAATTGAAGCAGCGTTTAAAAACTCTGGCATTTCAATTAACTCTGAATTTAAATTGTTTCATGATGATCCACCAATTTTTGGGTATGTGGATAACTTTATTCAATGGAAAGGCGATGAGATTGTTGTTGAGGTTAAGACAACAAACAATGAGGTATTTGAATACCGTAAGCGCACAAACAAACCAAAAATGGGCCACGTAGTACAGTTGCTTATTTATATGAAGGTCCTTAAAAAATCTAAGGGTATTCTAGTTTATGAAAATAAAAATAACCATGAACTACTTGTAATACCAGTAGAAGTAAATGATCACTACAGAGCCTGGATTGACATGGCATTTCAGTGGATGCGTGATGTTCGCAAGGCATGGGAAGACAAAACACTTCCAACAAAAAACTATAGATCTAATTCAAAAATCTGCAAGAACTGTCCTATTAAAAAGGCTTGTGGAGAAGCAGGGGTGGGCGTAGTAAAGATAGCATCCCTGGAGGAACTGAGTGAAGTTATGTAGCGTATGCGATATATCGTTTAAACCGACAGTAAGTTATCAAATTTATTGTAGCAAGGTTTGCAGAGATGTTGCAACTAGAGAAAAGATTGTAGAAAGATACAACGTCACAAAAAGACAAAAACGAAAAGGTAAAAAGCGTTTATGTCTTGGTGGTTGTGAGCAAGAACTTTCTATATACAACGACTCTGGGTTTTGTTCAAACTGTAATGTTAGTGAAAAGGCAGTTGCAAAAATGTTAAAAGAATTGAAAGGTTATATTGAGTATGAGCAAGACTAAGTGGGGGGCAGAGGCACAGCCAAAAACTATCTGTGCTATTGATGCTAGTACGAATAGTCTTGCCTTTGCTTTATTTGTTGGTAATCAACTTGAAAGCATTGGAAAAATTTTTTTTGAGGGAAATAATATCTATGAAAAAGTTATGGATGCTGGCAAAAAAGTAAAAGCCTTTTTTGATATTTATGGTGGTTTTGAAGCAATAGTTATTGAGCATACAGTATTTATGAATAGCCCTAAGACTGCTGCTGACCTTGCCTTAGTTCAAGGTGCAATTCTTGGATCAGCAGGACAATCTGGAACTAAAATAATTGGCAGAGTTTCTCCAATTACTTGGCAAATTTTTATGGGTAATGGAAAAATATCTAAAGAAGAACAGTTACTAATACGATCTCAAAATCCTGGAAAGTCTGATTCATACTACAAGGCTCACGAAAGAATGCTTCGTAAAGAAAGAACAATTAAGTTTATTAATATTAATTATGATAGAACAATTACAGACAATGATGTGGCAGATGCTTGTGGCATTGGTCATTGGGCAATAAAAAACTGGGATAAAGCAATAGGAGATAACAAATAATGCCAGAGTTAAATGCAAACATTCCACCTATAAACTGTTATGTAAGAGGAAACTATTTAAGAAACCATCAGGATAGCCACGACAAATATTTTGAGTGCGTAGTCTTTGGTGTTTCAAGTTTAAAGTCTAGAAGTCCGCTATTTCATATTATGATGCCAGATGGTGGCCTATGGTGGAGACTTCCAATTTCTGCTTTCTGCACAGAGCCAGGAGTTCCTGAAGTTGACCTACATAATCTAGTTCTCTGGAATTCTTTTAGTCATCATGTTGCTGTAACAAGATTTGAAAATTTAACAAATCTTAGAATGTCTTATATAGATAGAACAAAAACTATGAATAAGGGAACATATTTATTTACATTAGACTGGCATAACCCAGATACAAATGTCTTAGATGATGGATATTCTGAAAGTCCTGCAGACCACAAATGTGGTCATGTCATTCAAAGAGATGATGGCAATTTTGCAATTCAGCCTAATAATAGGGTCAGGGTATACGAGCCTTCCTTTACCCTGGAAAAAGAATATTTAATTGACAGAATTATTAATGAAAGAAAGTATGACGTAGAAAATCAAGATAAATGGATAATGGAAAACTCTGATAGGTTTAATTATGATATTGATTTAAACCAGGTTGACAAATAACATTATGCCTGCTAAACTGTATACATCAGAAGTCTATATGCGTAAGAGGTATCTTATGGATAAAAAGACTCCAGAAGAGATTGCAAAGGAGTGCGGAGCCAGTGTTGAAACTATCTACGTATACCTTGCTAAATTTGGATTAAGGAAGTCTAAAAGATGAAAAATAATAAAGAGGACGACTTCATTACTGTATATTGGGCACCTGCAATATCTCAGGAAGTTGAAATGCATAGAGAGTTTAATATGCTGTACGCAGAACCTGAAAACATGTTTTCTTATTTAACATCAAAAAGATCAAAACATGATCAATCTAGATCCATGATGGTTTGTCCAGCATTTAAAGACAAAATGAAAAAAACATTTTTCTTTAAAAATTCTGTAGAATGTAATTTTTTATACGAAACCAATGACAGCGGAGTGGTTCACCTTCAAGGCCAAAAGGTTTTTCCTGAAGAGGTATCGTCAATTAGACCTCCAGGACTTAATTTTGGACCAACAATTCTTGTAAACCTTCCTTACATATTTTTTTCAGAATCTGACCTTGAAGCAAGTTTTTCTCAACCATTTTTTCACCCACAGGGATATTCAAAATATGGTTCAATTATTCCAGGGACGTTTAATATTGGATCTTGGTTTAGACCATACAGTATTGAAATTCAAATGTGGAATAACTCTGGAGAACTTATTATAAAAGAGGATGAGCCAATTTTTTATGTTGAGTTTTTAACAAATAAAAAAATAAAACTTGTAAGATTTAAATATACAAAAAAAATAATGACATACGCACAGCATTGCGTAGACTCACCAAGAATTTTTGGCAGGCATTTACCCCTTACAACAAGATACAAAAAGTTTAAAGAGTCAAGAATGAGAGATCTAGTGTTAAAAGAAATAAAAGAAAACATAATTGGTGACTTTAATGAATAAAAATAAAAAAATATTTACACTATTGTTTATACTTTTGTCAGCAGGTATAGTTCATACTTTGTTTATTTTGAAAAATATTCCAGAAACATTTGATTGGAACCTAGAGGAGGATATAGATGAAAGCATTTAAAGATTTTATCAACATTTCAAAAACAATAGTTCAACAAAAATTTTGTAATCATGTAAATCTTGAATCATCCTCTTGTCCTTTTACTGGAAGAACGTATACGGATTGCTTAAAATGTTTTAAAAGATTAAGTGTTGAGGTAACCAAATGAGTGACAATCTACACATTACTGTTGATCAGGTAAATCATCCCGCACATTACACAACGGATCCTTCTGGAGTTGAGTGTATTCAGATTACCCGTCATCGCAATTTTAATATTGGAAATGCCTTTAAGTATTTATGGAGGGCAGGACTTAAAGATGAAGCAAAAACTATTCAAGATTTAGAAAAGGCCATCTTTTATATTAAAGATGAAATAAATAGATTAGAGGGAAAGTATGTCAACTGAGACAGAACTTATTCAACATCTTGATGAGGTCAATCAAGTAGTTACAGAATATCTTAAGGGTAATGACCCCACAGTTATTTCTAAAGAATTGGATATTCCACGTACACGTGTTGTATCTTTAATTAATGAGTGGAAAGTCATGGCATCTGCTAATGATGCTATACGTGCCCGTGCAAAAGAGGCTTTGGTTGGAGCAGATACACACTATACAAAATTAATTACAAAAGCCTATGAGGTTATTGATGAAGCAAGCCTATCAACAAACCTTGCTGCTAAGACTGCTGGCATTAAACTAGTTTTAGATATTGAGTCAAGAAGAATTGATATGCTGCAAAAGGCTGGCCTTCTTGAGAATAAAGAACTTGCAGAAGAAATGATTGAAATTGAAAGACGACAAGAAGTTCTTGTTGGAATTCTAAGAGATATTGCTTCAGAGCATCCAGAGGTCCGTGATATTATTATGAAGAGGCTTTCTGTTATTGCAAAAGAAGGAGAAGTGATTACTGTTGTCCACGATGTTCAATGATTTTCTTGAAGTATTAAAAGAGAATCACTTTGTTGAAACTCCAGTTGACGTGA